CGCTGGCTTGATGCTGGTGCTGGCGCAGCTGCTGGAAGCGCACCCCGACCTGCAGCCGCTGCTGGCGCGCGCCAGCGTGGCCGAGCAGCGGGCGCTGGTGGCGGCACTGCGGGCCGCCTGGGAGGCGGGCGCAGAGCAGTCAGACCAGCGCACCGGGCGGCTGATGGCGCGCATCTTCGGCGGGTTCGTCGGTGTTACGCCAGGGTGTGACCAGCCAGCCGTGCCAGAGGCTACACGCGCCCGCCTGGGCGGGTTCGTGAAACTGCTGGCCGGGCGATAGGGTAGGCTGGGCGCGCTGGAGGGAACGATGGCCGACGTGAAGCTGATGCCGCTGGGCGTGGTGCAGGTGGGGCGTGCGCGTGCTGTGGCGCAGCCCGCCAGCTGGCTCGCAGCTGGGGCTGCGCACCGCCCGAGCGCGCGTGAGCGCCTGGGGTACGCGCAGGCGCTGGACGGCCCGCCTTACGACGCCGTGAATAGCGGTGGGCCTGGGCACTATTCGTTCTTCTCGCGCTGGCGGAACCTCATGCCCATCCAGTGCTGGGATCTGTACCGGCAGACGCCCGACGTGCGCGCCTGCGTCGACAGCATCGTGCGCCGGGTGGCCACCTGGGACTGGTACGTGAAGCCCACTGTGGACCCGCGCAACGCCGACGAATACCGGCGCATGATGGACCACGCCCGCGCAGCGCGTGACTGGCTGCAGGTGCCCAGCCGCAACGGCGACACGTGGCAGGAGGTGATGACCCGCGTGGTCACCGACCTGCTGGTGTACGACGCTGGCACCCTGGAGCTGAACGAGCAGGGTGGCAAGCTGCTGGAGCTGGTGCCGTGGCTGGGCAGCAGCTGGTTCCCGGTGACTGACGCGAAGGGCGTGCTGCTGCGGTACGAGCAGGAGAGCGAAACGGGCGTGCCCACCGGGCAGCCCGACATCATCGTGCGGATGCCGCCTGAGCGCCTGTGTTACCTGTCATTGTTCAGGAATACCCGTAGCAATCTCGGTGTCAGCCTGCTGGACACCCTGGTGAACGAGTGCGTGACCGTGCTGCTGAGCAGCGAGCACGCCATGCTGGCGATGGACGCGGACGAGATCCCGCCTGGGCTGCTGGTGCTGGGTGGTGTGGCAGGTGCGGCTGCGGAGCGGGCGCGCGCCGACCTGCAGGTGATGCGCGGCAAAGACCACAAGCTGCGCGTGCTCACCAGCCCGCAGCCTAACGGTATCGACGCGAAGTGGGTGGAGCTGCGCAGGCCGCTGAAAGATGTGCAGCTGCTGGACGTGGTGGACGGCTTGCGCCGCACCATCTGGCGGGTGTTCGGCGTGCAGCCTGTGGAACTGGGTGAGAGCGAAAATATCAACCGCGCCACCGCGAACGTGCAGCTCGACGTGGCCAGCAGCCACTTGATCAACCCGATTCTAGAGCTGCTGCAGGCGCGCGTGAACGCCCAGGTGCTGCCGCGCCTGCTGCCGCCCGAGGCGCGCGGGAAGGTGGTGTTCGGCTTCGACAGGGCGCAGCCGCTAACCCCGCAGCAGCGGCTGCAGCAGGCGCAAGCGAACGACCTGCTGGTGAAGCGTGGCGTGCTGACCGTCAACGAAGTGCGTGCGCAGCTGGGCCTGCTACCTGTGGCGGGCGGCGACGTGCCGCTGGTGGACACGAATATGGGGCCGCTGCCGCTGGACCAGCTGGTGGCTGGACTTGCGCCCGCGAACAGCTACGCCGCAGACACAGGGAACGCCACTGCGGCAGAAGGCGGCACTGACGATGATAGCAGCCCGCTGCGCAAGGCTGTCGGCGACACTGACCCCACTAACTTCCCGGCGGCAGGCGATAACGAGCCGGTCAGCCTGGGCGGTAGCCAGTGGGAGCTGTTCGACCTGCGGTACGCGGAAAACCTGCGCACCGAATACCCGTCCATCTGGCGAAAGGGTGGGAATATACGTGGCAATAGCCAGTATGACAAGCTGGCTCCCATCGTGCGTCGTGGTGGCAAGATGCGCCCGCGTAACGACACCGAGGAAGGTGCCATCCGGCTGCGTGAGGCCTGGGTGGCGCGCCACCGGGCAGACTTCCGACTGCCTGGGGTCATCGCGCAGATCAAGTGGGTTGCAGTGGGTGACCGTGGCGAAGCCTACATGAAAGAGCTGGTGGATGCCGAAAAGGCCAAGGTAGACGCCAAGCGTGCCCAGCTGCGTGCGGCGCTGGCCGACCTGTCCGAGAGTGTGCAGGACACCCTGCGCGAAAAGGCCCGCGAGCACAACGCAGAGGTCGATAACGATGCCGACCGCAGCACCACCGCCGAGGTGCTGGCAGAGGTGTTCAAGCGGGGCGTCGGCGCTTACCACACAAACCCCGAAAGCGTGCGCCCCACTGTGGCCAGCCCCGAGCAGTGGGCATTCGCGCGGGTGGAGAGCTTCCTGTTCCTACTGCGCACCGGCGAGCCGCGAGGCAAGGCGGCGCACGACACCGACCTGCTGCCCGAGGGGCACCCGTACAGCACCGCAGGCGACGACGAGCGCAGCGCACTGGTGGCGCGTGCGCTGTGCGGCACTGGCCAGTGCGGGCACCAGCACCACCAGCACCACCAGCACCACCAGCACCACCAGCACCACCAGCACCACCAGCACCACCTGCAGGGGCGGGACGTGCCCAGCATGGCCACCACGGGTGAGTGGCTGCCGAGCCAGTGGCAGCCCGCTGGGCGGTTCGCTGGGATGCGCACGCTGAACCTGCGCAAGCTGGCCGAGGTGGTGGCTGAATACCAGCTGGCGGTGACTGAGCTGTACGACCGCGCCAGCGTGGCGGTGCAGGCAGCTGTGGGCGCAGCCTATGGCCGCGACGGCGTGCTGGACGTGGCCGAGGCCGGGCGTGCGCAGCGCGTCGTGGAGGCCGAGCTGGACAAGCTGGCCAGCAGCTGGGCAGTACGCACCGAGCCGTTCTATCTGCGCGCCGCCCAGCTGGGCCACGAGGCTGCCGAGCGCATCAGTCTGGGGCCTGTAGAGGCGCAGTGGCGCACCAGCGGGCGCGCTTACTGGCAGGACGCGATGGGCTGGCTGTCGCTGCCCAGCGGGCTGGTGGGCGGCCTGCAGGCGCGGGTGCGCGAGGTGCTGAGCCGCGCCAGCACGGTGCAACGCAGCCGCATCACAGACGTGGAACCCACAGACACAGCCGGGGACGTGGCAGAAGTGGTGCGCGCCACGTTCGCGGCCCAGGCAGCCCGCATCGATAACTGGAGCGGGCTGCTGGTGGGGCTGGCGAACCGCGAGCTGACCGATGCGCTGGACCGCACCGTGACCACTGTGAACGGTGCACCTGTGGAATGGATGGTGGAGTGGGTGAACGCTGGCGGGAACAGCTGCCCCACCTGTGAGGCCGAGGGGGCGCAGGGCTTCGTGCGGCTGGGTGACCTGTCGCGCAGGCCCGGTCAGGGTACGCTGTGCCTCGGACACTGCCGATGCGTGCTGGTGTTTTGGACGCGCGCGGAGGTGGAGGGCGGCACAGCGGTGGCGCTGTCCGCGCTGGCGTCGGGTGGTGATGGTTGATGCAACGCCAGCAGAGTGGTACAGACGCCAGCAGACGCTGCGAGGCGCCGCACCTGTGGATGGAGGACGCCATGCGCGTGACTGTGCCTGTGGGAACCGAACAGCACCAGATTGACCTGCAGGCCGCAGGCACCCGCGACGGGAAACGTGTGTGGACGGCCCGGTGCCGCCTGCCGATGCAGGGGCTGCTGGGTGGCGGCCTGCGGGTGGCGGGTGCGCCAGCCGCTGGCGCTGCGCAGGTGCGGGATGCTGTCAGCGACAGCGCCAGCCCGGTCAGCGGCCCGGTGCTGCTGGAGGGCTACGCCAGCAGCACCAGCGTGGACTGGCACGGCACCGAGATGACCCGCGAGGCGCTGGACAGCATGGCCCGCCAGATGGCGGGTGGTGTGCCATACGTCCCTGGCCACCACGAGGACGAGTGGGAGCAGGTGATGGGGCGCACCGTTGAGGCCCGCGTGGAGCACGGCACAGTGGTGCGCGATGGCGGCACCATGCAGCAGGCGGAAGGCTACCGGCTGGCAGTGCGTGTGGAGGTGTACCCCGACCACCCGCGTGCGCAGCTGCTGATGGGTGCGATGAAGCGCGGGCAGGTGGTGGGTATGTCCATCGGCGGGTGGTTCACCGATGCCGAGGTGGTCACCAACGAAAACGACGAGGTGGAGCGCATCTACATCAAGGCGGTCGAGCTTGACCACCTTGCGGTCACGCGCCGCCCGAGCAACCCCGACAGCTGGATCTCTGGTCTGGCCCGCAGCACCGGGCAGGCACTGGCGGCTGCACGTGCCGCAGGCGCGCCTGCGTACCTGGGCGGTGCAGCCCAGGGGATGGACACGCGCGGCATGAACGTGCACGTGAACGTGGGCGTGTTCCAGCACCAGAACGAAACCGAATACGAGGGCGCTGAAGGGAGCGATGCTGAAGCCGAGGCCGAAACGGAGGGCGAAGGTGGCGAAGCGGGCGCCGCCATGCCCTACGCCCAGGTGATGGCTGGTGATCGTGCCACTGGTGACGCGCCAGCCTACCGGCTGTCTGACAGCACCACCCAGCGGTGCGGCACCTGCACGCACCGCACCCGCGACGGGTGGTGCAAGGCATTTGCGTTCGCCTGCGCCAGCGAGTGGGTGTGCGATAGCTGGCAGCGCGCCACCGTGGACGAGCTGGTGGATGGCGGCAGTGCAGGCAGCGCGCCCACCCAGCCCGACGAGCAGCGGGTGGCTGGTGGGAATATGGACCTGCCGCTGGCGCCCGAGGACACCGCCTGGGGCTGGGACACCGACGCCGCGAACGAGGTGCTGGGCGACCCGCCCGACTGGGAACGCTACGCGATGGCCCACCTGTGGGTGGACACTGCGAACCCCGAGCGCCGCGCCAGCTACAAGCTGCCATTCGCCAAGATGGTGAATGGCGAGCTGCACATCGTGTTCCGTGGTGTGGCCGCAGCTATGGGTGCACTGAACGGCGCGCGCGGTGGTGTGGACATTCCCGACAGCGACCGCCCCGAAGTGTACGAGCGCATCGTGGCGCTATACACGCGCTTCGACAAGGAACCGCCCGAGCTGCGCGCGGGTGATACGGCTATTGACACGGCAGGCGCGCAGGGTTCTACTGCGAACAGCCAGTCGGACGCCGTGCAGAGCGCAGCACTGCAATCAACCCACAGCGAGGACAACGCCATGCCCGACAACCGCACGGCGACCGACACCCAGCGGCTGGACACTCTGGAGCGCGCCATCGGCGAGCTGAACGGTGTTCTCGCCAAGCTGGTGGAGCGCGTCGCACCGACCACCACCACCGCCCCGGCTGCCGACGAGGCCGCCCAGCTGCGTGCCCAGCTGGACGCCAAGGAAGCCCAGCTGAACCGCGCCCTGGCCGCTGCGAGCCGCCAGGGTGTGGCCCACAGCCCGCACGCGCACCGCCACACCGATGTCGGTGGCCACGGCACGCTGATCCGCACCGTGGAGCGCACCCTGGGTGCTGGCTCTGCGCTGGTGCAGGTGGCGCGCGC